GTCTGAGGCGTTGCGTCGGTGGGAAAGTAATCGTTATTCGTTGACTTTGAAGGCTCGTCAGATTGGGTGGACGACGTTGGTGTCTGCGCATCAGTTTTGGTTGGCGTTTTTTCACGACGATCAGAACGTTATCGATTTGTCGCGTACGGAGCGGGAGTCGATTTTGTTGTTGCGTAAAACTAAGTATGGGTTTAAGCATTTGCCGATGTGGATGATTGAGCGGGGTCCGCAGTCGTTGATGGATCATCAGCAACGCATGGGGTTCGATAACGGTTCTCAGATTACGTCGATGCCTTCGGCATCTGACCCTGCGCGTGGTGAGTCTGCTACGTTGGTGGTTGTGGATGAGTGGGCGTTCCTACCGAACCCTGAGGAGGCGTGGGCGTCTATTGAGCCTGTTGCCGATGTGGGTGGCCGCATTATTGGGCTGTCTACTGCTAACGGGTCGGGAAACTTTTTTCATCAGTTGTGGGTGGGGGCGTCTACGGGGAACAATCAGTTTGATCCAATGTTTTTTCCGTGGTCTGCTTCCGAGGATAGGGATGAGTCTTGGTATGAAGGTAAGAAGAGTTCGATGTTGCCGTGGCAACTCGCGCAGGAGTATCCGACGAGTGCCGAAGACGCATTTGTTCGTTCTGGTAATCCTGTATTCGATCTTGACGTTCTTAATGATATGCGTGTGCATGTTCGACAGGGTGTGGACGGTTACCTCCATGAAACGTCCAAAAATGTTTTGGAGTTCCGATGTTGACGGTGTGGGAGCAGCCTGAGCGTTGGTCGGGGTATGTTTTGGGTGTCGATACTGCTGAGGGGTTGGGGCATGGCGATTATTCGTGTATTCAGGTTATTGATGCGAAGAAGGGGGAGCAGGTCGCTGTTTGGCATGGACGTATCCCGCCTGATGAGTTGGCTACTGAGGTGTATCGTTTGGGTTTGTGGTACGGGAACGCTCTTTGCTGTGTTGAGGCCAACAATCATGGTTTGACGACGATTACGGTGTTGCGTCAGTTGGGGTATCCGAACATGTATCGTCGGCGGGCGTTGAATACGTCTTCTCAACGTATTTCGCAGGAGTATGGGTGGAAGACGACACGTACGTCGAAGCCGTTGATGATTGATGACTTGGGTAAGGCTTTGAAGAATGATGAACTAATTTTGCATTGTGATTCTACGATTGCGGAGTTGCGTACGTTTGTACGTAATGATCGTGGGTCGATGTCTGGTTCGCCGTATGATGATCGGGTGATGGCGTTAGCGGTGGCGAATCAGATGCGCAAGTTTGCGTATGTGCCCGAGTATGTGCAGCATGTGGATGATACGTGGACGTTTGATTGGTGGATGAGGCAACTCCCGTCGGGGGTTGCAACGGATGATACAATTGGTACTTACCTGTCTCGTGGGACAGCGTAATCATTCTTGTAGGACACATTGAACAAAGGAGAGTCCTATGGCAATTGGCCGAATGGCTAAGTACAATGACGTTGGTGCAGGCGGTAAGCCCATTTTGGGCAATACGTCGATGCTGTCCAACGGTCCCGCCCGACCGGGCGGGTCGCAGAAGGCCACTGTCGGTTTGGGTCAGGATAAGGCTCACCGTGGTGATAAGGCTGCGGGGACTCGTCCGCGTTCGACGCCTAAGAACCAGCACGGTAAGACGGGCAAAGTTGAGCCTGCTTCGAAGCAGCCCGACTCTGCTGTTCGTTGATTCTGCCTGCTGACGCTTCCTATACAGAGTTTTGCGATTACGTTGTCGGGCAGCGGGGTCCGCTGTCCGACGACGAATTGCAGGACTTGTGGGAGTGGCGTCAGAAATTGCTTGGTTTGACGGTCGTGACTGGGCGCGGTTACCGCTCCCAGTTACCACCTGATGAGCAACATATGACGTTGAAGCAGCGCGAACAGAAGTTACTATCGGAAGCGCGTGCAGCGGGGAAAGACCCCGTGTACGTTGGGCGACGTTGGGTGTAGGTTATGGCACGAAAGAGCCGTTCAGAGCGTTACGAGAACACTAAGGAACGCTTGGAGGTGGCGAAGCGTTGGCGCCACGACGAGGGTTATGAGGATAAGTGGCGCCGCATGATCGACTTGTATCGTGGGAAGACGTATTGGGAGTCGGGCGGTATTGGTACACCCAATGACCGCATTTCGATCAATATGGCGTTTTCTACGATCAACGTGATTGCTCCATCTGTCGCAGTGAACCACCCAACGATCACTGTTGTTGCCAACAGGGAAGACGATAGCGACCGCGCCGTCTTCGTTGAGGCAATTATTAACTATATGTGGCGTCATCACGACTATCGTAAGCCGTTTCGTCGTACAGTTAAAGATTTTTTGATTATCGGCCACGGTTGGGTAAAGGTGGGTTGGAAGTTCGTTGAGGAGGAGCGACAGCGATCAGAATACGAGGTAGACGACGAATACAGGGCTTCTGTTGATGAAATTGATGCCTATGCAGTTGATAATCCTGATCTTGCGGGCGAATTGCCAACCAATGACGACGTTATGGCGTCGATTCCGTCTACTCAGATGGAAATTGTGGAGGATCAGCCATTTGTGGAGCGCATTTCGCCGTTTGACATGTTTATCGACCCTGAAGCGACTTGTTTGGAAGATGCTAAATGGATTGCGCAACGAATTGTGCGTCCGATTGAAGAAGTTCGGCGTGATAAGCGGTTCCGTAAGGGTGTGCGGCAGAATCTTCAGGCAGATTCTGGTTTGAAGGTTCGTTGGGAAAATGATGACGAGCGTGACCAGTATTCTGACCTGATTGAGCGTGTGACGCTATATGAGTATTATGACTTGGAAGAGGGGCTACTTTCGGTTTGTGCCGAGGGTGCGGACGACTATTTGCTTGATCCTACCCCGATGCCGTATAATTTCGGGCATCCGTTCGTTTTGATTCGCAATTACGACATTCCTGACACATTTTACCCGATGGGCGACTTGGAGGCGATGGAGTCGCTACAGGAAGAGTTGAACAAGACCCGCACACAGATGGTCAACCATCGTAAGCGATATGCACGCAAATACCTGTATCACGAGCGTTCGTTCGGCCCTGAAGGCCGAGAAGCGTTGGAATCCGACGACGACGGACGGTTCGTCCCCGTTGTGGATGAGAACAGGCCATTGGGGGAAGTTGTTGTACCGTTGCCGCAGGTGCCTTTGGCACCCGAAATGTACAACCATTCTACGATGATCGAAAATGATATAAACACTGTTAGCGGTGTGTCCGAATATGCTCGTGGACAGATGCCTGAAATCCGTCGCACAGCGACAGAAGCGTCGATTATCGCTGACGCAGGCAATGCGCGCGCTTCTGACAAGTTGGCTATGGTCGAAATTTGCATTGGCGAGGTTGGCCGTCGGGTTATTCAGTTGATGCAGCAGTACATGACCCGCGATCAGATGGTTCGCATCACAGGCAAAGATGACCAGAAGCACTTTGTTGCATACACACGGGACGATATTCTTGGAGAATACGACTTTGAGGTTGAGGGGGGTTCTACACAGCCTTTGAACGAGACTGCGCGACGCCAGCAGGCCATTTCGTTGATGAACGCAATGGCCCCGTTGGTGGGGCTGATTGTTGATCCTGCCGAGTTGGCACGCTACGTCTTACAGTACGGATTCGGGGTAAAGAACCCTGAAAAGTTTTTGGTGCAACAGCAGCCTGCGATGCCTCCGCAGGGTGGGCCTCCCCCTCAGGGGGGACCACCTCAAGGGGCACCTCCGCAGGGTATGGCTCCTCCCGCGATGACGGGTGGTACGGGGCCAGCACCTATTCCAGATCAGGTTTTTGAGTCTACGGGCGGCGTGCCGCCCGAGTTACTAACCCAGTTGCAGAATCAAATGGGTATGGAACTGCCAAATCTGTGATTTGGGACACTATTTTCTTTACAATAGGAATAACCGAAAGGATTCCACATGGAAAATGAAACGATGGAACTGGGCACCAGTACTCCTGAACTTTCAAATGAAGCAACTTCAGGACAAGGCACACACACTGTCAAGATAGACGGCGAAACGCACCTTGTTTCTTTGGAGGAACTTCAAAACGGTTACCAACGTCAGGCGGATTACACCCGTAAGACGCAGGAGTTGGGCCGTGAACGCGAGAGATTGGCTCAAGGTGAGGCAATCGTCCAAGCATTAGAGGCTGACCCCCGTGGGGCCATCACCGCCTTAGGTGATGCCTTTGGGGTTAGTACGGGCAACCAATCCCCTCAGGTTGAAGAAGACTTTGAGGATTTGGACCCTGAAGAAATTCGCTTGCGACGAATTGAAACATCCATTGAAACTCAAGAACGAGCGGGAAGACAGCAGAATTTGCAGAAGGATTTGCAGAAACTGCGCAACAAGTACGGAACTGACATTAACGAGAGTGAACTATACGCACACGCTCTTCGCAACAACATAGGCAATTTGGAAGCCGCTTACACGCATATGACTTACGAGTCGATGCAGGATAGGGCTAGGAATGCTGATATTGTGGAAGAGAAGCGGGCTGCGAACGTGGTCGATTCGACTACGGGAGGTTCGACTTCGGGTAATGTTGAGCGTGCTGTCGGCGCGGTGTCTTCGATCCGCGACGCTTATCGTCTGGCTTTAGAAGAATCTAACAACTAACCAACTATATTTGAAAGGGGTGATTCAGCATGGCAGGAAATGATAATTTCGATCAGATTCTATCAACCACGTTGAAGAACTACATCCCTAAGTTGACGGACAACATCTTCTCTGCCCGACCACTGTTCTACGCGCTGACCAATGGACAGACCATTCGGCGCATTAGTGGTGGTGCAAAGATCGTTGTTCCGCTCATCTATGGGACCAACAGCACCGCTGCCTCGTATAGTGGATCGGATACCATCTCCACGACTGCTCAGACTGGCATTTCTGCCGCTGAGTACGACTGGAAGCAGTACGCGGTCACTATCACGATCAACGGTATTGAAGAAGCAAAGAACAACGGCGAAGCCGAAATCATTGATCTGCTGGAAGGCAAGATCATGCAGGCTGAGGAAACCGTCATTGAGAACATGAACACCATGTTTTGGGGTGATGGCACGGGTAACAGCAGCAAGGACTGGATTGGTCTGGATCTGATTGTTACCAAGCCCAACACAGCCCTCGGTGGGATTGATCCGACTGATTCGGGGAACTCTTGGTGGGCATCGACGGAAACCGACGAAGGTGGCGCTTTGGCACTTGCTACAATGGCAAATGTCTACAACACCGTTTCAGTCGGCAACGACCAGCCAACCATCCTGATCGGCACGCAGGCTGTATACGAGTCCTATGAGGCTCTGCTTCAGCCGCAGTTGCGGTATTCGGATGCTGGTACGGCAGACGCTGGATTCCAGAATCTGCTTTACAAGGGCGCACCCGTCACATTTGACAGTGCTTGCACTTCAGGAGAATTGATGTTCCTGAACACCAAGTATCTGCGCCTTGTGGCTCATTCGGACGTTTGGTTCAAGCCAACACCGTTCGTGCGGCCCACCAATCAGGATGCGCGTTACGCGCAGATTTTGTCTTACGGTAACTTGACTTGCAGCAACCGCGCTCGTCAGGGTTACATGTTTGGCATTACCTGATAACAATTTGTTTGTGGGGGCGGAAGTCCCGCCCCCACAAACTGTCTAGCAGAATGGAAACGAATGGCACGTAACAGCGTCCCTGCGCTCGCATACCGAGCCAATGCTATCCCAGCAGGATCGGTTGGCGCTCCTCCCGCCATATATGCGATGGGGGCTGCTAAAGGCGCCCGTTTGGTGGCAGGGGTTTCAGAACTCGTTGACGAGTGGGAACCCCCTCAGACCACACTTTGTTCTGCTTCGACCCGCAGCGGGGCGGCGTGTAAAGCGCGCCCCGTTGCTGGGTCTGTTCTCTGTGCCTCACATACACGACAGGCGGCAAAGGCGGTACTCTAATGGCGATGACTATTAAACAGATGCGGGACCAAATCCGCGCTGTTATCGACATCGACTCCACCGACGTATCGGACACAGTGCTTGACACCATGCTGGGGCAGGGTTTCGATACTCTCGTTTTCAGCGAGAAGCGGTGGCCGTTCTTTGAAACCACAACAACTTTTACCACCACATCTGGAACAAAAGACTACACGTTGGCTTTCATCGGGGCATCAGTTACACAGGGGCTACGAGAAATAGCGGCAATCCGCACCGACGACCACGTACTAGCATACGTTGGAAGAGATGCAGCAGAATTCAGTCATCCATTGGATGTGTCTACTTCAGGTGAACCGTGGGAGTACAGTATCTGGAACGATACCGTACGGTTCTATCCGACTCCCGACAGCGACACGCTAACGGTCACTGTACGCGCTTTCCGCAACCCGACCGCCTTCGGTAGCGGGACGGCTGATGACATAGAACCTGACCTACCTGACGCTTTCCATCCCATTCTCGCTACCTACGGATTGGCGAAGGCATATTTACAGCAGGAAGACCCGCTGATGGCGAGTCAGTACATGCAGCAGTTTCAGATCGAACTTGACAATGTGGCACGCAGGTACGCTGATACGCCTGCACCACAGCCGATGGTGGCTAATTCCCGCACAAATACCCGCTATTTGGCTGGGTATGGGTCGTTGCGGTATGCAAGCACAGGTGGGATTGTTTGGTAACTCGTTATGGCTAAACGCGACTTCAGGTTGGCGACATTAGAATCATTTGCTGGTGGCCTGAATTTGCGGGCAGATCAGTTCGACCTTGCCAAAAACGAATCCCCCGACATGATGAACGTCAGTGTCGATCCCCGTGGCGGGATCGCCATGCGAAACGGCATCGACCGACGTAACGCTACAGCCCTCAGTGCCGACGTAAAAGGCATTTGGGGCTTTCACACTGACGGTGGCACGAATCAGTTGATGGTCAACTACGGTACCGCCGTTGCCCACTCTGCGAGTGGCGACTTTACCGCTTTCACAAATATTACGGCGCGAACTGCGGGTTCGCGCGTATACGGGGTTACGTTCAATAACGTCGCATACGGTGTCTCATACGACAAGGTGTCGTTCAAGTGGGATGGTTCCACCGACGCCGACTTGGGAACTACGATTGATGGTTCCTCAGGGAATATGCCGAAGGCGCAGTATATTGCGGCATGGAACAACTTTGTTTGGGTTGGCAACATTGAAGGCGAAAAGTTTCGTCTACGTTGGTCGAACCTGAACGATGCTGAAAAATGGTCGGCATCCGACTATGTGGACATTGATAAGGGCGAACACGGTGACTACATCACTGGGTTGGTTCCCCACGGCGACCGTCTGGTCGTGTTTAAGAACAACAGTGCGTATGCCGTATTCGGCTTCGACTCCGATTCTTTCCAAGTAGTTCAACTA